CATAAATACCACCCTGATGATAAATATATGCACTTAAATAATCTCCATCATTTCCTTGTTCAGAAGTTACTGTAAAAACAAAAAAATATTTTCCAGCTTGTCCAGATGGCACAGTAAAAGTTGATGAAGAAACTGCACTATCAGTGTCAATAAGTTCTGAATTAAATGTTACTTTTGTAGTTGTATTATTTGAAATAGATTGTGAATCAGTTTTATTTAAAAAAAACATTGGAGTATTAACACCACCAGCACCAGTTACAGTTCCTGTAAATGCGTAAGTGTCTGCAAGGTTCATTGATTCAGATTGTATTTTTGTTATTGCCATAATTTATCCTATGTTATTAATTTGTATGCTCCAAAATGTGTTCTTTGATCTGATGAGCCATTTGCAATAGCATCTCCACCAGCAATGTCATTACCTACATATAATTCTACATAATCTGATGAACCATTTAATTCTACAATACCTGATACTTTAGGTGAAGCATCTCTTATATAGCCTGTTCTATAATCTTCTCCACCTTTAATTACTCTACTGCCATTTTTATAAATACTAGGATCACAATTTTGTAATCCACTATTATAATTAGTATCAAGTTCAACAGAACCAAAAACAAAATATTTTCCAGCAGTTTGTGGAGTAAATCTGTAATTTGTTGAATTGTCATAAGCATTATCGGTATCATAAACTTCAGTATCTACTGTGACTTTTGTAAAACCCCCATTTGTTACATCTTGATTTGATGAAAGATAAGCATAAAAAGATGGAGTATTAGAAACTTTTAAATGACTATAATCTACTCTCTTTAATGTTCCAGCATCAGAAATTAATAATTCGTCTGTATCTGCTGGTGTTGCACCTAAAGCAGTTTGACCAGTAATTATAGATGCTGCTACTTGTGAGCTTCCAACAGAACCATCAGGTGCATTTACTGTTTGTTTTGCTTGTCCAAGATATACGCAGTACATATCATCTGAACTTGTTGTTGCAGATGTTAATGTTAGTGTAGTTCCACTAGCAGTATATGCTGTAGTAGGTTCTTGTCTTACAAAGTTTATAAAAAGTGCTAATTCATTTTCATTAGTAACTGCGTTATCTAATGTGTATGAAGTAGTTGCACTTGTAGTAAAGTCTTGCTTTGCAAAACTAATAAAACTATCTGCTGGTTCTTTACCAATATAACTCATCCTATGTTATCTCCATGATTGACAAAGTTGCATCAATTTTAGCCGAAACAGAACAATCAATCTTAACAACATCTGTAGTTTGTAAAACATATTTTCCACCAGATAAAAGTTCTAAAGAACTACCTGCTGGAATACTTGCATCTTTTACAACTGTAACATTTTCATTTGTTTCAGTATCAGAAGTATCAGATTCAATCTTTACTGTTGCAGTTACTGCTGATGTATGAACATTACAAAGTGTAAGTCCAACAACGACAGTTGTTGTTGAAGAAGGAACTGTATATAAAGTCAAAGCTGTACCAGCCGAACTTGGCATTGCTGCATTTGTTTTTACTTTAAAAGTATTTGCCATTTATATCCTCCTATTTATTACCCAAGAGCAATCGCTAAAGCTGTTGGATCGTCTGTAGTAAATCCTTGATTAGTCATTAATGTTACAACTCTTGATAAAGCTGCTTTTCTGTTAGTACCACCAGCACCATCATCAACTACAATTAAATCAGATGTAGTTAAGTCTGCACCTATATCAGTTCCACCATCAATATCAATAGCTGCTAATGGTAAAGTTCCTGTATCACCAGTACCAATTAAAGTTCCTGTATTATTTGGTAATGTTAAAACTGCTGAACTAGCTGCTGAATGTGGAGCTGCTTGTAGTGTTTGTGCATGAGCATTTGATGATTCACAATAAAATTTTACTTTAGCAACACTACCAGTTCCTGTTTTGATTTCTACTAAACCATCAGTAACAGCCACACCACCTGATGAACCATCACCATCTAATAATACTTTACCTGTTCCATTTGGTAATACAGATATATTACCATTAGATACAGACACTATCTCTGATATAACTGGAGAAGTTAAAGTTTTATTTGTTAAAGTTTGTGTACCAGTAAGAGTAACATCACCAACATTTGATGGTTGAACAATAGTAAATACAATATTTACTGAACCAATAGAACCAGAGTTATCAGTAGTACATAAAAATATTTTATCTGCATTAGTTGAACCTTCTTGAACAATAACTAATTGTCCTGCCAATTCTGCAACAGTATCATAATCTGTATCTCTTGTAGCAGTACCTGAAGCTACAACATTATAGATACCATTTTCAGTAGCATCTGTTTGATCTTTAACTAAAACTTTATTTCCTGTAGCAAGTGTAACACCATCTAAAGTATCACCATTTTGTAAGTCTGATGATAATGTAATATTTCCTGTTGTTGCAGCTCTTGTAATAATTCTTGTTTTTAATCCTGTAACCAAATCATCTACATAAGTTTTAGTTGCTGCATCTGATCCTGAAGAAGGCGCACCAAGACCTGTAATTGTACCACCTGATATAGCCACACTATTTGCAGCTTGAGTTGATATAGTTCCTAGTCCTAATGATGCTCTTGCAGTTGATCCTGTTTCTGCAACCCATGTAGATCCACTACCAACAATAAAATTACCATCTGTTGTAGCAAGATTTCCGATTGCAGTTAAATTTGCATTTGATGCACCTTTAGCATCTAGTTGTGTTTGAATATTTGAACTTACACCATTTAGATAACCAAACTCTGTGTTTGAAATTGTACCATCATGAATTTTTGTAGCATCTATTGCTGCACTAGCATTGATGTCTGCATTAACAATAGCACCATCATTTATTTTTGCAGATGTGATTGCACTATCTGCTATCTTTGCACTTGTGATTTGAGAGTCTGCAATGTGTGCAGTATCTATACTGCCATCAACATAATGTTCAGAGTTAATACTATCATCAGCTATTTTTGTACCATCTATTGCATCAGCAGCAATTTTAGCTGTTGTAACATTAGCATCTGTAATTTTAGCAGTAGTGATTTGTGCATCTGCAATGTGAGCTGTGTCTATTGAACCATCTACATAGTGTTCACTATCAATACTGTCATCTGCAATTTTAGAACCATTAACAGCATCTGCTGCAATCTTTGCAGTTGTAACAGCACTATCACTTATATTTGTTGTACCAATAATTTCTGTTGGTATAGATGAATTTGTTTTTGATAAAGCACCAATATAAACATGAGTGATTGCTTCATTAGCAAGTGAACCACTATCCCAAGTTACATTGACTGTTGTATTTGTTGAAAATGATGAACTAGCAATCGTTCCAAAAATTGTGCCTGGAGTTGTTGCAGTTAATTTAATTCTTCTACCTGCATGATAAATTGAAGTTACATCTACACCAGCTATTGTAAAAGAAGTCGCTGATGCGTAAGCAGCAGTAAAAGCTCCATCACCATCACCATATTCAATCCATTGTGCATCATTAAACCAATCTCTAGTATTCTTCATCAATGCTCTAATTGCATTGTTTAGATTAGAAGGTAACATTCCTTCTGCTGTTGAAATACCATTAAGTGATGTATTGTTTGCTTGGGTTGTTGAATAATCTTTTATATTAGTTGGCATCTATTCTCCTATAAACCATGCGAAAGCCTTATTGCTTTCTTTGTTACGATCATTAATCAATGTGTTAATAGCTTCTTCAATTTGTCTTTGAAAAAACTCTTGAGTTTCAAAACTATATCTAACATTATCTATATCAGTTTTTTCTGTCATCTCAATCCAATTTTTGTTGCGTTTATATCAACACCTTGTGCATGACTCCAAACTGAACCAGAAGGTGTTGTTACTTTTATTTTAAAATACCTACCAGATTGTCTTACTGGATTATCACCACTTGAAACCATAGTAGATGATGAAGATTCTGTAGCTGTATCTGCTAATCTTTCTCTGCTTTTTATAGTAACAGTAGATGTAGCATCCACAATCGGTCTGACATTGGTTATACTACTTCTATGTCCTGGAAACAACTCTAATTCTCTAGTTTCTATAGTTCCTTGATTTTCTGTGCCTGAAAAAATAGCAGCTTTATAATCACTATCTATTGCACCTAATAATAATTGACCACCATTCCAAAAGTCTGTGTCTAATGCAATATTAATATTATCTAAGTTTTCAGAAATAATATCCATTAATTCAACAGTATAAGCACCTACGAACTGAGAGAATATGGTACTAGCACTAGCATCAGCAGTAGACCATTTTTGTGTAGCATAATTATAAATAATTATTTTATCACATATACCTGTTGTGTTAGCAGTATTAGATGCTGATGGATATAACCATAAAGCTAATTGATTAAATGGATCAACCGCAGCACATATTCTATCTAAGTATGCTTTGTTGACATCAAGGTCAAAAAATCTATTTACTTTTTCTGCACCTATTGGAATTACTTGGTCGCCATTGATTTCAAAAAATCCATCATCTGCATAAAAGAAAACCCTTCTATTATCTTGAGCTACAGTTCTTCCATACACAGCTCCTCTATTTGGTGATATAACTGATAATCTAAATACAGTTGCACCACCCACATAGTCCATACGAATGATTTGGTTTTGTCTAAATACATAACCAATCTCTCCAGATGTTATGTGTACTATTTCACCACCTGAACCTGGTAAGTCTTGTTGGTCAGCTTGTTTAGTTCCTGCTGTCCATTCAGTAATGTCATTGATACCAGACCATTGTATTCTGTTTTGATTTGATGATTGGTTTCCTGTTACTAAAAAATCTCTAACAACTCCTGAAACTCTAAAGTTAGGAACACCAGTTGCAATAGTAGATAAATTTGCAAAGTTAGTTGATGTACCCATTAAGTAATATTGAGGTGCATCTACACCATTACTTGCAATTACATAATTACCAAATTGTGTAAATGTCCAAAAATCTGTATTACCACCAGTTAGTGATCCTTTTCTTGATGTAAATGATCCACCAGTTAATTGATATAAGTCTGTATTTTTTGCAACAAAGTTATAAACATTACCAGCATTATCTCTAAACGAACCTGCACCTCTACTATCTGCACCCATGTTATTTGTTGAATAACTTACTAATGAAGGAAATCTTTTATAAGAATTTTGTGCGTAATAAACATTGTTTGCAGTTGTTGCACCAGGATTTAAATATTCTGGTTGGTCAGGTAGCCATTCTCCAAAAGGTATTTGCATTTTTCTCCTATTGATTATTATTTGTAACTGCTACATAGTTATCATGGAAAGCACCTGCTACTGTTACATCTGTTCTTTGTTGCATTGGAGCATAACCATATTGATCTTCTCTATCGTTTCTATCTAATCTTTCCATAGCTGTTTCATACATTCTTTGCCATTGTTGTAATCTTTGAGGATCTATACCGCCTAAAAAATTAGCAGCATGGTATAAAGAACCATATAAATAAATAGCAGGATGATTTGATAAAATATAATTAGATGTATTTGAATCTGATAAAGGATCAAACTCTTTGTAATAATTTAAAACACCAGTATATGATGATGAAGGAGATGGTGCAAATCTAAAGTTATCTCCTAAAATTGTAAAAGTGTTTGGTTGTCCAGTAGTTGAACCACCTTTAATTTGATCCATTTGTGCAGGAGTTATATATTTTAAAGCATATTTAACACCACCATTTAAAATATAAAAATCTCTGACTTGTAAAAATCCAGATGGTAAAGCTACAGTTTCGGCATTGATAGTAAATGAACTATCAGTTGTAATCATTTTTCTTATTCTTAATTTTGAATTAAAATCTTTTTCTGCAAGTACAATAAAATCACCAGATATTTCTGATGTTAAATCTGATCTATTTAACCAGTTAGCTATTGCAGTTTTTAAAGCTGAATATGTATTAAGTGCCATTATAATCTACCCTCTGCTGTTTTAAAATATCTAAACTCACTTGAATTTAGTTTTTTCTTTAATATTTTTTTTTGCACTTCTTTTGGAAGTGAAAACCAATTACGACTACCATTATACTCATTCGCCCAGACAGATAAAGCAATAGTTGGAATACTAGCTACTCTTTTTAAATCTCTTGATTTTGAATAACCATCATTCAATGTAAGTAGTCGTTTGTTGTGTTTTAGGTGTGAATCAATATTAACTTCTTCTTTAATTGCAATTTTACCATCCATATCATCTTTCATATATGTGGTTTTTTGCAAACCATTAAAAGTTACATCTTTTTTCATCTGCCTTGACCTCTGTATTTTTTTTTAGAAAATTTTTTATTTGGTCTTTTGCTATGTCTACCAGGTCTTTTTCTTGGCTTTTCTTTTACATAGTTGCTTACACCAAATAAAGGTTTTTTCTTTTTTGCCACTATGCACTCATTTCAACAACAGAAATATCATCACCGCTTGTACCAATGATAGCAACTTTTTCACCTGGAGAAACTTTAAAAATTTCTGGTTCGTTTGCAGGTATAAAAATACTGCTAG